TAACAGACCACGAGTACTGGAGGGCTAATAACCAGATATACTGGCTGTCACAGTGGAGGCTGCCGAGCTCCCCTGTGGCTTGTTCTTCGTACGCCGTGGATGTTGCTTCTTAGGTTCAACGGGCGGTGTAACGGTGGAAATGGGTTTGTCCAACACTTCTGTTCCCATCTTAACTAAAAGTTCTACCTTTAATTCCTTAGGCTGAAACAGATAACCGGGAAACAGGTCGGTCAAACACCAGGCATCATCAAACATTACTTCCGCTCGATGGATTTCGGACACAGTCGTGCCGCAATCCTGTGCGACTAGCTCATACATGAGACTATGGTCTTCAGGCGCTGAAAACTGGTCAGCACCGTCATATTTCTCATACCACTTAGTGTCTCCGGGAATAAGTCGAGCATTCTGTTTGTCACCCAACAATCTGATTACATTCTTTGCCCAAGAACCTAAAATGGGCGTGAATCTATCAGTAATAATGTATCCCAAGGCCTTACGATACATCACATCAGCAACCGGGATTTCGTTCCCAGCTGTTGTCAGGTGCAACTTCTGAGCTTGTCTGTGTACGCTAGTAAAACTGCCAACATCCCCATCCCAAGGGTTTGGCCAGACACGGCTCAGGAAATTAATCGGCTCACCTCTCTTACGAACCTCAGGTGTTAATTTGAGGCCCATAAGCTTTGCCGTCTCGGTGTATTTGGCAACACTAATGTCAGGTGTCATGCCATCATCACCACCATAGAGGCCAAGTCGATCATAGGCGTCTTTAGGGCAATAGCCCATTCGGCGAAATGCGCAAAAGGCCACAAACATATTATCGATTGTATTGAAAGCACTTGTTTCAGGGCTTCCAGACAAACGGCTAAAGCCTGTATTGTACTTACAACCAAATGTTGTATAACCGGTAGCATTGTACTGTTTAGTATATAAGTCTTGAATTTCACGATGGTATTCAGGTGCGAACAATGCTTTCAAGAACATTAACTCGAAATCGCACAAAAACTTTGAATGGGTTCCATCAAACTTACTAAAATCAGTCAAGCACACGGTTCTGGCTGCGCGGAGAATGTCAGTCACGACAACTGATATTTTGCAAGGCGTTATGCCAAAAGCGTAACATTTCAGTACGCTCTTCATAAAATCGGCTACAGTGTAAAGGTAACGACTGTAGTCAACTTTAAGTGCTCCAGGTAATGTGGATATGTTTCTGGGTGCAGTCACTTTCCCATAAGCTTCACGCTTCTGGAATGATGATATAATAGTGCTTCCCATACAACCCATCCATGCAATCACTCTGGATATTATGGCACGCTGACTTGGTCGAGCTTGTCGGTCCACAACGGTCTCATACGGTTCAGGTACGAGTGTCTGTTGCACGCTTAGCGGAACAACAGCATCAACAAACTCACGAGCATACTTGAAAAATATACCCGGAGGTTCTCGATTGTTTTGGACACTAACTATCCGATGTTCGATACAAGCCAAGTCATTAGCCTCGCAACGCGTGGGCACAACAGCGCTCTGCATAATTGGATTTCCAATAGAACGCAAACTTGGTAGTTCTTCATCCCAAATACGCGTTTTGTTAACACACGTGTAGTGATAACCTGGGCAACTGATCACAGTCACATCACTAACACCATAGAGCTCTGGTGCCTCACTGGCCGCAGACGTCAGCAGCGGTGCCACTTCTAATGGCACCATTTTCTCAGCAAACTTGGAGTATTTTGGCAACTCCTTAAGTGTGTTGAGGGCGGTTTGGACAGTGGCGAAGGGCATTCCATTAGCATTACTCGACTTAATTTTAATTGCAACGCCATGTCCTAGGCTGGTTGGTACTGTCACACACAATGGTGACTCAGGACGTG